TACTTCTTGAAAGTCTGTCTAGTTTAGCAGTTTGGTCTGGTGTGATTTTACCTTTCTCAGGCATTCTGCCTTTAATACTATTAGGTACATAATCAAGGTCACGAATATCTTCGTTAATCCATAGATCTAATCCATATCCTGTTGCCATACTTATTGCTTTAGCAACTGCACGTCTAAAAGTGTTTACAACTTGTACTGCATCTGGATTAGATACTGCCTGATTCATATGATTTGTAACAGCTAAGTATTCATCATGTATACATTCATCGCCATCCCAATCATAGAACAATCTTACGTGACAAATCTTACTTTGTCCACATTCAATTGTTCCTACCATTTCATATCGTGCATTTGGGTCGCATTCTTTTAGTTTATCCCAGCATATTGCCCAAGATAGGTAATCAAATTTACCTTTCTTTTCTATGCTTTTTCTGAATTCATCTTTTCTTAAGATGTTAAAAGGATGCGTAGGTGTATCGTCTATCAAGATATCTCCTTCCTCGTTAAGTTTTATGGGCTTACCTTGTCAAATTCTAGGTCGAATATTTTATTTATTCGTTTAACGGTATGATAAGCCCATAATGGGGAGAGCTTACACTCTCATTTTTATTTAAAAGTGTTTGCCTTCTAGCAAGCCATCATATACTTCTTTTGCTACAATAGGTTTCCATGCCTTGTCTCTTTCTATTCCTAGACCTAAAGGCAATTGTAAAGATTCAAGTTCATTTATTGAAAATGAACCCATTTCTACTTCATGACCTTTGACTATTCCCCAGGCATAATCTTTATCTTTGCCTAGGTTCATTAAATACCAAGTCCAGTCATCCATTGGGTGAAAGAATTTAGCAATTACTTTTTGCGATTCCAAATCTGAACTCTTCTTATATTGTTTTTGAGCTTTTTCAGCTATTTCCTTAGTTAACAACTTCATGAGTATTGAACCTCAACCATAGTTAAATTATCTAAACTGCCAGTAACTCTTCTGCTGCTTTTATTCTTGGTCTTTTTGCCTTTAGATGACTGATCATCTTGTAGGCATGCCATAAAGAATATTCTTTTTTGCAAGACTACATAAGGTGAATTATCTAAGTAAAATTCTATATGATGTATATCATACCAAACTCCATCAACTAATATTCGTCTTATATCTTCTACATTCTCACCAAATATTTTTGTTATTTTATGCATTAAACATCTCCTTCCAACAATGGTCTATCCAATCCATCCATTCATCAAAATCCCATTTTAATGATTCTTTTGAATCTGGCTTAATGAATTTATATTTTGGATTTCGTTTTTTTAGTTTTTGATTTAAGTTTTTGACGTATTGTATTTTATCGTCAGTCATTTTTTTCCCGAAGTATTTCATATTTATTCTTCTTCTGGTATTAGGTATTCTATATCTATATCTTTTTCACAATTATTACACCAATACCTCCACTCTGTGTAGTAATGATCTGATTCTGGATTGTAATCTAATTCAAATTCCTCTCCATCAATTTCAGCTTTACCACAATGTGGGCATTCTTTAGTTATTTTTCTAAATGGATATGGCATAATTCCTCCAAATTTATATGAGACAGTCTACAGGTTTTCACTGCTCTTGCGTTTATACCTTGAGGTTTATTTTTACGTTAACTATCCTCTGGCATCAACTGCCTCATATAAGTTTTATAAGAGTGGGTAATAGGCCATGCATTACGTCACAATGCTCGTACTAATTTCAATCATTAGCATATTCTACACTCATTTCATAGCGACATGAATATTAGCAAATGATACTTACCGTTCTGTTTCTTTTAAGACGAAATCGCCTCACTCTTATTATCTGTTTAACTAACTCCTTAGCCTCAACAAATTTTTGGCATAAGTAATCATGCTTAAAATCTTAGCGTTTTCGGCTGATAATCTGGAGTTAGGTATTATATTAACTACGTGTTTATTATCATCGACAAACTCTTCAAGTTCTCTTCGATTCATCTGCGCTATCATATTGAAGTGGTTATGTTTATGATGTGGAATAACTTCCCATATTATCTCTGCAAATTTATTCCATCTACTCTGCGATCGTACTGCTGACATTATATTCCTCTATGTTTATTTTGTAATCGTCATGCAAATGATGTATTGATGATATTACTTTATTTAACTTAACCAAGTTAACATTTTCATAGGTTTTTATCAATTCACCATTTTTATTAATAATCTCAATATTGTATCTAGGATTGTTTGTTATTGCGCTGCTTAGCTTTCCGACAACAGCACTTCCTAGTTTAAATGTTTGAGTAAGACCATAAGATATGTATCCCATGCTTTTACCCAGCATTGCTGCGAATCTTAATTTACTCACTATTATCTCCTGTTTCTTTTTCAAGATACACGTTAAATACGTATATATCTTCTTTTTCATCTGTTATTATTTCAAGTAATTTGTATGGCACATCATTATCTTGTAAAATAGTTAAAACTTCATCAAATGTCATGTTATGCTCCTTTACTTGCATCTATTTGATTGTCTATTTCTCTATCAACAACCTTGTCGACTTCATCAGCGACAACTTTATCAAAAGGAGTTGTTCTGTAGCTATTTTCAAAACAATCAATACAATAAGGTATATCTTGGTACTTGCTATCATAGACTTCGTTTTCTATGTTTTTGTAATCTTTCCATCTTACCTCTATCCAACTCATGTTTTCTGAGCCACATTCTGGACAATTACTTTGGTGTTTCCAAGATATATCTGGTCTGGCATCAAGTGCCATGTCATATTTATCAGGCATAAATACCTCCTGTTATTACATAAAAAGGCGATCATATTGTTGGTATGACATCTCCTTTGTTTTTATCTGTCAGTATGGCTAATACTCCACCATTGTTTCCTTCGTCATCCATTTGTGCTACTATCCATGAAGCTCTTCCAGTTTTATCAGCTATTTGAAAAGCAATCGGTCTTTTTGACCATCCGTTTTCTTTTGCTTCAGTTTCAGTTATATATTCAACTTTCATTATTTGTTTACCTAGTAAATATTGTTCAGCTAATAGTGTCCAATATGCTTCACGTTGTTCAGCTTTTTCTAGGTCGAACTCCTTACCATTTAATTTAGTTTTGCTGCTCATTATTTTTAACTCCTCTCTTTTTTGATCTTTTTATTTCAAAGTAGGGTTTCCAGCTATGATATCCTTGAGTCCACCACCATCCATTACCATTCTCTTTGAAAGTCTTATTACGATCTTTCATATATTGTGGGTCCTCTAAGGCATCTTTTTTATATGGCCATCCCTTCTTTGTTTTTTTCCAGTCATTTTGATTTGTATCCATTTAATTATTCCTTAAATAAATTCTGTTGTTCAGGTTTTGGAATATAGTACTTCCAGTTGAAAATACATATAATCTCTCGTTTATTATTTATTCCAACTTCTGCGCAAAATCTATATTTATTACCAAATCTGTCAACTTCATCATCAATTCCATCGATTGTTGCAAATCTTGAGTTTTTTTCATTTATAAAATCAAACTCTTCTTCTTCAAGTATAAACCTTGCTTCGATGAATTTTTTGCTTATCTTGTTATATATCATATTATCTCCAATAATGTCAATAGGATTGGTTATGCAAAGTCTTAACGAAGAAGGTCAGTTTCATTGCATATCGTGTAAACTCACGTCACTAGGGTATAGTTAACAATCACTTAGATATACCAATCCCACCTGTCAGATTATTACTTCGTTAGCTTAACGACAAATAACCTGAGTTTTTTAAAATGTTTGAGTAGACAAAATGTATACTTTGATATCTTTTACGATGCATCCAGGCTCTTTGATGCCTACTCAAATGTTTTTTCTTTATAGAAAACAAAAAAGGGAGAGGAAATTAATCCCCTCCCATTTAGTGTTAGCTCTGATTAGGCAAAGCTATGAACGAAAATGCTCCACTCTTAGACTTAATCAATTCACCTTTCTCGGCTAATGACTTAGAGTATAAGTGAAGTTTATTCTGTGCAAGAACTTTCTGAACTTCTGCTATATCTTCTTCAGTACTTTCGTTACTGAACCAAACAATATCGCCTTCCATTGCATTCTCTACTACATCGTTCTCGTACCCATCATCTTTATTTCCACGAGAAATCCAATGGTTCTTAGAATTTCTTGAAAGTGCACCAAGCACTTGTTTTACTGATAACATATGTATCTCCTATTCTGTTAAGTTAAACAAACATATAAAGGCGTTTCTGTGTTTTTTACACTCCCTGTTTTTGGGGCATAAAAGGGTGTTTTTAGACACCACTTTCTTTTATTGGAAATTTATAGTATGGTATTATTTCTTCTTCATCAGTACCCTTATTTAAACAAATCCCAAACCATTCAAAACTATCCTCTTCATACTCTTTGGGTAGTTCCATATTATTGACCTCATCTATTATATCTTGCACTGAGACATCATCTGTAAAGTCGTATTTCAACATTACTTTAATTAATGCTGTTTTCATCTTTTTTGCCTCTCTTTTAGTTAGTTAAATAAATTCTTTTGAGAGATACTCATATGCATCAGCCATAAATGAGTGTGCGAGTACCTCTCTCAAGTTTTATATAAAGGCGTTAAAAGAACAGTAATACTACTGCTGTCCAAATAGCTAGGATACCTAGCAGTATTGTTACACCTGTAATAACATATTCTATGTATTTATTAAGCATTTTTTTATCTCCTTTAAAATAGTTATATCAAGGGTAGAGATAAGTTTCTTAAACTCTTAAGTATACTCCTAGCAATTACTAGCAATTTAACGAGTATACTTACTGATTTTAATAACTACCCTTGAAAAGGACATATAAAGGCGCAACACAAATGAATGAATTACGCCTTACATATCATAACCACTTAACTTCTCTATTGTGAACATCTTGCTTTAGCTCCTCGTACTCTTGTATGAGCTTATGCCACTTGTAGAACAAGAACAAGTTCATTGCAAAGTTAAAGATCACTAGTAATATAAATGCTAAGATAATATCGGTTGGTATAGTCATAATAACACCTCTTATGTTAGTTAATAAGTAATACATAACAAGGCGCAACTGGAACGTCACACCTTGTTAATGTATGGATTCATAACCTAGACTTCTCTCCAAGTAATCTCTCCATTCTCAACCATATCATCAACTTCTGATTGAGTTACTTTCCTTCCGAAAAGCTTATCGATTGGATTCATAGTAAGATACTTCTTCCCTTCGTTACGACAGGTCTTGGCTACCTTTACTGCAGTACGTGTAGCAATGATAGTAGTGCCAAGGCCTACATATAGTGTATCAGTTAATATGGACTTAAGTTTATTCATTTCGTTCTCCTATAGTTAATTGAACTTCATAGTAAGGCGTGGGCTTTGTATCTGTTAAGACCCATAGCCCAAAAAGAAAGAAGGCATAGTATATCTACTACACCTTCTTAGTGTTAATCTTATGGGCATGGTTTAAGGACAGTATCCACCGATAAGCATACAAAGGCGTTACAATGTAAGATGTAACTCAATCCAAAAGTTCAACCTAATCACTAACGCCAACCCTAAAACGTAGGGGTATGGGTAAGGAGAACTTCTCCCACACACACTGTAAACAGTTTTTTGGAACTTCATCACTCTCTACTTGTTTAAGATAATGACATTTTTTTAACTTTCTATAATGAATTACATTTTTTTATGTCAAAAAAGGTTATATACGAAGTTTTCAATCCACGTACTGGTGAATTTGAAGAAAGTGAGACAACCCAGGAAGAGTTAAGCAAAGCATATGACGCTTTTGTAGGAGATTTTGACGAATACCAAGCCGAAAAGGAGATAGTAAATGAAATTATCAAGCAGCATCTTAATAAACCCAAAAGATCTAAAGAGGAAAAGGATTGAAGTATTTCATTACTTAAGTAATATATTACTTAGTACTGTAATAGTAATATATATATGTAGTACATATATGTATTACATATAAATCCACACACCTATGGAAAAGATAAGACGCAGAATTGCGGGTAAAATCCAAGAATTTACAGTATATACAGAAGATGAAGCACCAACACGTGCTGTTTACTGGAAAGATGCCCATGAAGACGACTGGGCTATTACTGATGACAAGTATGTAGGGAAGTGTTTATCAAGAAAAAACTATACTGACTCTCAAGGTAGGGTAAAAACCATCGTAAAGCTGACCTGTGGGGTACAATGGGTGACTGGAAGCTCTAGATTGCTCTATGAACCTAACAGAGAAGCAGGTATTTACTCTATGGTCAAGCCAAAACCTTGGCAGGAACGTGAAACGAAGAAGAAAAGGACTAAGAATGTAGTTGATGCATATGTTGGGCAAGTTATGGAGGGTAAAAGGGTCGATTGGAACAAACTTGGCACCATATACAGGCCAGATCAGAAGATACCGAGGGCTACAGTTAAGAGATTATTCAAACAAGAGGTTATTAAAGACATGGTAGAAGAGAAATTAAAGGAGATAATGAATTCAAAGGGTATTGATAAAGGATTTGTCCTGGATACTATCCTAAAAGCAATTGCAATAGCAGAAGAAAAGCAGGATGTGTCTAATATGCTACGTGCAGCTGAGAACTTTGTGGATATGCTAGAGATGAAGCCAAATAAGAAAATCACTACCGATACATTAGAAATTGACATGACCAATCAAATCATGGATAAAATAGAGACAGAAGAAAAGAAAATGGTTGCTTCTAGAAAAACGGAGACAATAGATGCTGAAATTTAATATAGATGAAGATGATGTTAATCATCCAGATCATTACACAAAAGGAATAGAGGTTACAGAGTTTATTGCATCCTGGCAAATGGATTGGTTTCGTGGGAACATAATCAAGTACATAGTTCGTTCACCCTATAAAGGAAACACAGTAAAAGACTTGAGGAAAGCTAAATGGTATATAGAGGATTTGATAAAGAGATTAGAAGATGAAGATAGTCTTCCTCCAAGTGCTTGTTATTGATGTTTGAGCTATGTCCATTGATTGATAATAGAAAATGCGCTTTTGCAGCGGAATACAAAGGGGAATTGCATTGTGGACTTATTTCGTGTGCTTTTGAAGGCACTAAAGTTAAAAATATACCTAAATGTACTAAGGAGATGTCCAAGTACGAAAAAACTAAACATGGAAAGCTGTTTTGAAAGACATAAGCTCAATTCAAGAGAAGTTAGCTAAAGATATTATATTATTTGGTAAAATATGCTTACCATCAATGTTTTCGTCTGCATCTCCCAAATTTCACTATGAAATAGCTGAATTACTGGAAAATCCTGACTATAATAAGTTAAATATCATTGCACCACGTGGTCATGCAAAGTCTTCACTTGTTGCATGTGTATTTCCTATATGGCATATCTTAACACATCCTGGTTCTAAGTTTGTTGTATTATCATCCAAAACTGAAGGCCATGCTGTTCGCCTCTTGCAAACCATTAAGAATGCTTTGGAATATAGCATGGAGCTTAGAAGTGTATTTGGATATTGGGGTCAACATACAGCTAGAAGCTGGTCCAGGACAGAAATTGTACTAAAAGATGACTCAATGGTGATGTGTAGAGGTACTGGCCAGCAGGTTGTAGGGCTAAAGCATGGTAACCAACGCCCAACCTTGGTGGTATTGGATGACCCAGAGGATATGAATAACACAAAGACATCGGAAGCGATGGAATTCAACTTAAAGTGGCTATTACAATCAATGATACCTGCCTTAGATGCCAAAAGAGGTAGACTTGCTGTAATAGGAACACCGCAGCATCAACGCTGCTTAGTTGAGACATTGATGGATACAGAAGGATGGATGTCTAAAAGATATAAAGCATTACAAGAAGATGGAACTGCTTTGTGGCCTGAGATGTGGTCAAAGGAGAAATTAGAAGCTGAAAAGCGTTCATTAGAGTCAATTGGTCGTGTTTCTTCCTTTTATCGTGAATATCAATGCGAAATCATTGGTGATGAAGATCAAATGTTCAAAGAGAAGTATATTCAGGTCTATGATGGTAAAATTAGATGGATAGATGAAGAATCCTTTATGGAGTTTGCATCTGGTCGTATTGAGCCTGTAAATATCTTTATGGGGGTAGATCCAGCTAGTTCTATTAAGAAACATGCTGATTATTCAACTATTGTAGCTGTTGCAGTTGATAATAAGAACAATAAGTATGTTTTGCCTTATTTTCGTAAAAGGTCTACACCTATGAACCTTGCAGATCATATTCTTCAGTACTTTAAAAAGTATAAACCAGTTAAAACAAGGATAGAATCAGTAGGGTACCAGGAAATGTTACGTGATTACTTAAGAACAAAGGCAG